GTGCCGATGCTGCCCCAGGTTGATCCTACGGAGCCAAACACTTTGTCGCAGGAAACCGCAATATTGTACGCGGCGCTGCAAGCGGTGTCGTCGGAATAGGCCACGATTGGGACTTTCAAAAACTGGATCAGATCGGTGATCTCCGAGCACCCCGAACAACTCCCGCCGGGAGAGTTGATCTCCAACAACACGCCGCGCACATTCGCCTCCATCGCGGACTCCAGATCCTCCGCAACCCAATCGTAATCCCACGCGCCGCAACAGGCCTCGATGGCGCTGATGCCCTTGGCAAGCGTGCCCTCGATGCAGATGTGCGCAATGCCTTGCCCGTCGATCTCCATCGGTTCACGCTGGGACTTCATCATGCCCTCGTACTCGTCACCGTTCGCCCGCACCAGTCGCGCTTCCACTAGTTTGCGGACTGCTGCGTAGCCGCCGGGAGTGATCAGCCAAGGACGATAAAAAACCTGTTCAATGACGCGTTGAAATTTCATTCGGTCGGTACGGATGTGGCAGGATTGCCGTTGGGGGTCAAAAGTCCGAACACATCGCGCGTTAGGCCCGAGCGTTCGACGCGCTTCTTTATTTCGAGTTCCTCGCGCTCTACTTCGTCCAAGTGCTCTTCCAGAGTTTTGGAACCGCTTGCGAGAATGTCGGTCATTGATCGCATCCCGGCACGGTAAGCCTCAATAGCATCGCGGGAAGCGTAGCCGCTGTCAGCAGTCAAACGCGCCGGTTCGGTGAACCTGAATTGATACGCCCCGCCCCGGTTCCGATCGGTTCCCCGATACTCCGGGAGGATGCCCATTTCCACAAAACGAGCCACGGCAAACGCGCACCGCCGTTTACAGAACGCGGCCAAGTAAGCGTGCCGCTCGGAGGTGATGCGATTGACCTGTTCGAGCACAATCCGAGCGGAAGCACCGCCCAGTTTGCTCATGTCCCAACCAAACTCCGGCGGCCATTGAGCGGCTAGCAAAGCGTTGCGGATCAGTCGTTCCTGCAAGCGGTCCTGCGCTTCTGTTGGAATCTTGGCGTCAATTTGTTCGATCGCTTCACCGGCGTTTGCTTGGAGATACTCGATGCGACCTCCTGCCATCGGCGTAATGCGCAATCCCGGCGCGCAATTTGGGATAACATTGTCGCTGAGTGCTTGGTAAGCGTCGGACGCGTCAGCCATGCCTTGTTGGTTGGTAACCAAAAGGCCAATTTTTGCAGCCATTCGGGAAGCGGACTGGATGTCGTCGCCAAGATCTTTGAGGCTCAGTAAATCGCGAATTGCTGGAGCGAATGCTGAGATGCCGCGCACTTGGTCAACCTCGCGCGGGTCCATTGTCAGCATGGCGGACTGCACCGGGATGTCTCTGTCTTCGGAACCGTCCAATGCCTCACCGAGCACGCGGTAGGCCACGGCTCGGTTTGTCTTGGAAAGGATAACCCCGTTGTAAATCCGAAGCCCCCGGTAGCGGCCAGACTGCAAAATGCCGTCGTCAATCCGGCTTCCGATTTGGTGCCACGGCACCTGCTGAAGTTGCGGATAACCCGTTTGTGCCGTCGTTAGAATGGTCAGCAGGTCACCTTCCCGGTCAATGGCGGTGGACTCCAATCGTAGGCCTTCCCACCACGATTTGCCGTCGATGTACGCAATCTGGAACCAGTCCAGCAATACCGCCTCGGCTTTTTTGCCCCACTCTTTATCCTCGCCGACAAATATGGGCCGCATTGCCATCCCGATGGACAGCATGGATTTTTGATCGATTGCGGCATTGACTAAACCATTGTTCCAATAGAGCTTGCGCGCCGCGCTGTTTAGCGTGCGCCACTCTGAAACATTGAGTTCCTTGGAGATGCTTTGAGTGTGCGTCCTCCAGTACGGCTCGCCCCATACGCCGCCCTCAATCAATCGCTGGCGACGGTAAGAGTCGTACGCGCCTTGGACCTTGGGCGTTTTGAAGCCCATCAGATTCTTCAATCGATCAAAAAGGCTCATACAAAAAACGCTTGTGTGCGGCGCACCGGCCCGTTGATTCCCGCCGCTTTGTAGTTAAGCGCCTGTTGCGCCAACATCATCACATCCAGCGGCGAAAGTGTGCCGCCCACATTAAACTGGAAGGATGCCCCGTCAATCGAGCTAGATACCAGAGAGCTTTTCCCGGCGCTGACGAGGTCAAATTTTTGAGAGACGATGGCACGCAACTCAGCCACATCGCGTGTCAAGAAGACTTGGAGGAGGAGCTTTTGGTCGGGAGCCATCTATCCAGACGGTTCGGGACAAGGAAAACCCCGGACACCGCACTCGCGGGCCGGGGTCGTATATCCCTGATCTCTTCCTCACGCTTTTAGGTTGAGGTTGAGCCAGCAGACTATTCCGCTGCGGCCGGTTCGTCAACCTCCGGTGCTTCCGAAATCATATCGGGAAGGATGCCGAGAATCTGTGCCGTGAGCACATTCATCGCTTCGGCGTCCCAGAGGTGGTTTGGTCTTCCGGTCGCCGTCCACCGCAGCCGCGTCTTTTTGGTGCGTTTGTCCACGGTGGCACGCTTGCGCTCGGAATTGAGGTGCCGCACATACTCGGGCGGAGCGTCCTGCGGAAATTCCCACACCGGCGACCCTGTGTTTCGGAGGTTTGCTAAAATGTCCTTAATCGGATCGGATGCCCAGTAAAAAAAGGTGACAAAGACTCGCTTCCCAGCAGCATCTCGGGTGGTCGGTGCAACAACTCGATCAGGTGCCGAGTAGTACCGGCGCACGGGTTTGCCGTCGGGACCGCGAACCGTGAAATGATCTTCGGCGCGTCCCACAAGCGCCGTCCACCCGTACTTGGCGCAAGTGTCGTACACGCGCCCGTGGAATGAATTGCCAGCGTCCAGAAGCGTGCGCTTGTCAGGAACTTTGAGCCGCGTCTGAATCTCGCGGATTTGGTCAACCGTCAGGATTTTGCCAGCCCAGAGTAGTCGGCTGTGCCCGTTTTTGAGCCAGACGCGAACGATGCCCCAGTAGTGGTCCTGCTGGCAGTCCACGGTCATCACCCTGGCTGCCTCGTCCGGCATGGGTCGCCCATCCTGCCACTCGTTCACCCAATACTCAGACGCCTCCAGTTCCAATGCGGGCAGTTCCTCTTCCTGCTTCCACGGTTCCGCGAGCCGTTGCATTCGGAAGTCTTTGGTCGGTTGCAACACTCCGAGGTGTCGAGCGTCGGAGGCTTGGCACCACTGGATGACGAGGTCCGCCCAGCGGATCCAGTACACGGACTGAGCCGATACTCGCCGCGAGCGGTAGCCTTCCACATGGTCGTTTTCCTCGCTGCGCCACTCGCTCCGTTGCGTCAGTGCCCGCCGAGCTGCGGTAGTGTCAGGAGTGACATGCCCGCAGTGCGGACACTCATGCCGCACCGTTTTGACGAGCGCGCCCCAGTTCCACTCGCCGTTCTCATTCTTTGCCTCGTCGTATTTGATGTCGACCCATGCGGGTTTGACCCACTCTTCGCACCCCGGGCAGCGGTGACACCACACGAATTCCTCGCCCGACCTCCACTCTTCGGTCAACTGGTGCGGTTCCTCAAAGCTCTGGGAGGTCAGGAGCGCGTAGCCGTTCCACCTGTCATGCAACCGCTTTTTAAACTGCGTGATGAGGTCGCTGTACTGCCAGCATTCGTCAAGAAACAGCACTTGCACCGACTTTTCTTGAGCGTTGGAAGTGTTGGCACCCCCAAGCATCAGGGGCATGTGCGGAAAGTAGATGCCGTCCTTCTTGGTGTGATGCCGGTTGGTTGGCATCAGTCCCCGTAGCGGTTCGCATGCGTTAATCACCGGCTTAAGCCGCGTCTCCATCCACTCTGCCGAGGTCGCATCGGTCTGGGTAATTGACAGCATCGGCCCAGGCTGTTGAGCAATGGCCCAGCAAACCAGTGCCTCCAGTGCGGTCGATTTGCCTGCGCCGGTGCACGCTTGGACGAAAGTCTGGCGGCAAGTCGGGTCCGCAAAGTCGTGGAACACCGCGTTCCACCACGGCGCTGTGTGCCGGTCGAAGTGCGTCGAACGGGACGAGTGCGGAAACCGTACATTTTGCTCCATCCAGTCCAGAGGGTCGCCGGTGTAGGCCAGCCGAACAGAGCGTGCCGCAGCCTTAACTCGATGCGGGATAATGCTCGAAACTGGCGCGTGCATTTAGTTTGAGAAGCTCCAA